CGAAGTCTGGTTCGAGGTGATCCGCCCCGCCCTTGCCGACAAACAAGGCTGGGCACTTTTCATCTCCACCCCGGATGGCACGGCTAGCTGGTTCTACGAACTTTGGCAATACGCAGATAGCGGCGACGACAACTGGAGCCGCTGGCAATTCACGACGATTGAAGGCGATAACGTCCCGCCTGAAGAAATCGAAGCCGCGAGAGGCCAACTCGACGCTCGAACATTCCGCCAAGAATTCGAGGCCAGCTTCGAGAATCTAAGCGGCCTAGTCGCCGTCTCCTTTGGAGACGAAAACATCTCAGACAAAGCAGTCGATATTCCAGCACTGCCGCTATTGGTAGGGGTGGACTTTAACAACGATCCGATGTCCGGAATCGTCGCTGTCCGCCACGACAACAACCTCTACGTAATCGACGAGCTCATCCTGACCGGCGGCGCCACCACTTGGGATTTCTGTGACGAACTCGTCCGTCGCTATGGCGTGGAACGCCGAATTATCACCTGCCCAGACCCCACTGGAGCGGCCCGCAAAACAAGTGGCGTCGGCTACACCGACCACAACATCCTTAGAAAGTCCGGATTCACTGTTTCCAGCCCTCGTTCTCCTTGGAAGATCCGTGACAAAATTACTTGCGTAAATACTGCGTTACTGGATGCAGCCGGAAATCGCCGCACTTATATCCACCCCAAGTGCAAAGAACTAATAAAAAGTCTGCGCACACTTACGTACACGCCGAATACCGGACTACCAAATAAAAACTTAGGAGTAGACCACGCTTTTGACGCTTTTGGTTATATGTGTCTGCAAGTGTTCAACCTCGCCAAACCAGAAACCCTGGGACAAACTAGCTATCGAATTTACTAATTATTTCGTGCACAGCATCCCTAGCCAGCTCTGCCGTAGCAAAGGTTTTCGTGGAATAGAGTTTTTTGTCTCTGCGCACCTGCCCTATCCAACCGGACTTCCTTCTGTACACATGCTTGTACGGCGATCTCCTGCGTTTGTGACCCTTCTGGTTAGCAGTATTTGCGCCCCTAGGTAAGAGCCTCAAATTATGCCAGCGATTATCTAGACCATTACCGTTTATGTGATCCACCATCAAATTACCGGGATCTTCACCCGTCATATACATCCAGATCAGTCTGTGCGCTAAGTAGGTCGTGCCTTGAAACTGACCTGCGTAATACCTCTTTGTGCTGTTGGAACCCTTACCCATTGTCGTCTGCGTTCCGTATCTGGTACCGGGCCGTACACGCGACTGCGGATCCGGAAGCATCCAAATCAGCTCCCCCGTTTCTGGGGTATAAAACAGCCTTTCCTGTAGAACGCACTGTGGCGGAAGCTCTTTGGGCATGACTTCGACAGACTCCATGTAGAGCCTAGCACGCTAGACTGACACAAAGCCCGCGTGCCATGGCCAAAAAACCAACAAAGGCCCAAAAAAAGGTCGAAAAGGTCATGTCCGAATACTCTGCTGGCACGCTTAAGTTCAGCTCAGGTAAAAAAGTAACAAATCGGAAGCAAGCAATCGCCATTGCGCTATCCGAAGCGGGCAAATCCCGCAAAACACCCACCAAAAAAGGAGGCAAAAAGTAATGGCCGCCAAGAAAAAGGGCTTATACGCCAATATCAACGCAAAACGCAAGCGTATTGCAGCTGGATCGGGCGAAAAAATGCGCAAACCCGGCAGCAAAGGCGCCCCAACTGCTGCAGACTTCAAGAAAGCAGCCAAGACTGCGAAAAAACCGCGTAAATAACCATGGCCGCCAAAGCACTAACCGCCAAGGATTACTTCACCAACGTCGTTGAGTACACAGGCAGCAACCTGACTGTTCTCGACGACTGGATGGAAGTCCCCGCCCAATCCGCCAGCTACACCTTTGCCGCCACAGTCACTGGCACCGCCAACTTCCAGCTCGCCTTGGAGTGCAGCTTCAACGGCAACGGCAACTGGTTCACGATTGACAGCAGCAAGACGATCAACTCTGCTGGCCAATACGTCTACTTCTATGACGGCAAACCCGCTGCCAAGATCCGTATGCGGATCGCTTCTATTAGCTCAGGTTCACCCACAGTTGTCCCACACATTGCGGTCGCTTACCACGGCTAATGGCAATCCAAACAGTAAACGGAGGCTGTGTTCACATCGAAATTGATGCTGAAGACGGCCTCACGCACGCCACATTTGTATTTAAGACCCCACAAAACCCCGAAATCATCGGCGGTTTCGTCACTATGTTGACCCAAGGCATCGAAGTGCTGGTGCCAATCGCAGACCCCGACGACGAGGAAGACGACGATGATTGAGTATCGCGGCGAGCGATTTGAGGGCTACAACAAGCCAAAGCGCACCCCAAATCACCCAACTAAATCACACGCAGTCCTCGCAAAAGAGGGCAACCAGGTAAAACTAATCCGCTTCGGCCAACAGGGGGTGTCTGGATCACCCAAGAAAGCTGGCGAAAGCGAGGCCGACCGCAAACGCCGCGAAGCATTTAAGGCTAGGCACGCAGCTAACATCAAGAAAGGAAAAATGTCCGCCGCGTTCTGGTCGGATCGCACCAAATGGTGACTAAATGACCTACTCCGTCCCCGGCCAGATCCGCACCCACCTCGTCAGCTCCACCTACATGGGCGGCTCTGACAACCCCTTCACCCGCACGCGTGCCGTGCTGGACCAAATGAAGGGCTGGGAAATCATGAAAGCGGTGACCCTTGGAACGGAATACCTCCGCGAAAACAGCGAAGCCTTCCTCCCCCTGGAACCCCGCGAGGACTACTCGGCCTATTTGAGCCGCGTCAACCGCGCTGTTTTCTCGCCTTACACCCAACGCTTGATTCGCGCAGCGGCCGGCCTGATCCTGCGCAAGCCGATCACACTCGAAGGCGACCCCTACTGGAGCGAAATCTTCGCCAAAGACGTCGACGGTTGCGGCTCCGACCTAGACGAGTACGCCCGTCGCACGCTGATCTGCGCCCTGACCTATGGCCACTGCCACACCCTGGTGGACTTCCCCGCTCCCTCTGGAGCGCGAAGCCTGGCTGAAGAGCGCGCCCTTAACCGCCGCCCCTACTGGATCGAAGTCGACCCAGCGAATGTCTACGGCTGGCGCCTGGACCGTGAAGTCAACTACGGCAAATTAATCCAGGTTCGCATCGGCGAAAAAGCCGTTCTACCCGACGGCGAATTCGGCGAAAAGGTCTACGACCAAGTGAGGGTCATCGAACCCGGCCGTTACCGCATCTACCGCCAGAGCGAAACCCGCAAAGAAATGGTGGGCTCCCTGCCCTACCCCAACAGTTACGACACCACCTCCGCCACCACCAGCGATTACGAACTGGTCGAAACCGGCAGCTACAGCCTCGGCGAAATCCCGCTGGTGACTTTGTACGCCAACAAAGTCGACACGCTGGTGAGCAAACCCCCTCTGCTCGACATCGCCTATCTCAACCTGGCGCACTTCCAACGCCAAGCCGATCTAATCCACAGCCTGCACATCGCCTCCCAACCAATCCTCGTCCTAGAGGGCTGGGACGACCAGACCAAAGACATGGCTGTGAGCGTGAACTACGCGGTCGCTACCCAGCCCGGCAACCAGATTTATTACGTCCAGCCTGCCGCCAGCGCATTCGAAGCCCAAACCAACGAGATCCGCGAACTACAGCAGCAGATGGCCACACTCGGCATTAGCACGCTGAGCCAGCAAAAGTTCGTCGCCGAGTCTGCCGACGCCCGCCGCCTGGATCGCGTCGACACCAACTCAATGCTGTCGATGGTCTCCATGGACCTCCAGCAAACCTTGCAGCAAGCCTTCAACCTTGCCGCCACCTACCTCCAGCTGGAACCCCCCAAGGTTTACATCAGCCGCGACTTCGACATCGACCGCCTGATCGGCCAAGACATCACTGCCCTCACTTCCCTCTTTGCGCAACAGGTGATCGACCGCGAAGAATTCCGCGACATCCTGCGTCAGGGCGAAATCCTGAGCACTGGAATGCTGCCCCACACCGACGACGAGCAGCTGGAACCGATGGAATCCGCCGAAGAGGAAGCTGCCGAGGAGGAGCGCGAAACGGAAGAAGAGAGCTAAATCCTCTTTTGTTCTAGACTACAAAGGTCGTTACCGTTATCCACTGGTGAAAAGCCTGGAGTACGTGCAACAACAGGACGGCAGTTTCCGCTGGGAAATGGTCGAACTGAGCGAATTTGCACGCGCCCACGACGCAGCTCCTTCCGAGCCTGCCGTGGAGCAGAAGCCTGCGCGCGCCAAGCGTCGCAATGCTGTCGAAGAAACCATTTCCCAAACCGCTGAATACGAATTTTGAGCATGGAAGAGCAAGTCATCCAGGAGACACCCGTGGTGACTCCTGACCAGCCCGTGGCTGGAGTCGACACCGCTCCCCAACCTGACCTCGGCGCTTTACGCACCGAATACGAAAGTCAGATTGCAGCGTTAAAAGCCCAAGCAACCGAAGCCGAGGAACGTTTCCAAGGCATCAAAAACAAACTCGACGAGGTCTACAAGAAGCAGGACGACCAGCGCAAAAAGACACTGGAAGACCAAGGCCAGTGGAAAGACCTCTGGGAGGAAGCCAACAAGACCGCCCAAGAAAAAGACCTCCGCATCGCGGACCTGGAACGCCAACTGGAGGACCTCCGCGCCTCCAACGAGCAAGCCACCATCCGCACCAGCGCTCTCTCCGCTATCAACCAGGCTGGAGCAATCAACTCAGAGCAAATGCTGCAGCTTTTGCAAAACAATCTCCGTAAAGATGCCAACGGCAATGTTGTCATCCTCAACGGTGGCGTGGAGCAAAACATCAGCACATATCTCAGCAATCTAAAAAACCCGGGCTCTGGATTTGAGCACCATTTCAAGCCAAGTTCGGCCGCTGGAATGGGAGCCAAACCAACACCAACTTCCAATGTTGCCCCTGGAATGGCTAACCCTTGGAAGGAAGGTAGTATTAACTTAACGAGGCAGATGGCCTTGGAAGCCTCCGACCCCGATCTCGCAGCAGTGCTGAAGAGAGAAGCCGGTCGGTAAGTCCCCGTGGGACACCATTTCAAGTCTGTGACTTGAACCCCCGCAAACCCAATCCCTGGAGCTTGAAATGGCCGCCCCATTTCAGAACTATTCCGGCGGTGTCCTTCTGGCGGACATCGTCAAGCGCAATAACCTCAGCACCTATGTGTCTGAGGCCATCAAGGACCGCAGCCTCTTCCTGAAGAGCGGCGCTGTTGTCCGCAACTCCCTGCTGGATGCCCGCGAAGGCGGCACCCGCATCCAAGTGCCCGAGTTCAACCCCGTGGCTCCCACCGAGGAGATCATGGATGGAACGGCCACCTGGGGCACCAGCAACGCCGGCTATCTGACCCCTCAGAAGATTGGCACTGCGACCCAGATCGCGACCATCTGCCATCGCGGCTTCGCATATGCGGTGGACGACGTCGCGATGCTCGCGGCCGGTGAAGACCCGATGCTTCACATCCGCAACCAACTTGCCGACGCCATCAACAAACTGAACAGCGCCCGCCTGTTCAGCCAACTGGCCGGCCTGTTCGGTTCTGCTCTGGCCGCCAACAGCCTGGATCTCGGCGTTGCCGCCGCTTCCGGCGCTGGCGAAGCCAATTTCCTGACCGGTGCCTCCGTGGCCCGCGCCCGCAACCTGCTGGGTGAGCGCGGCGACGAACTCGACACCCTGGTGGTGCACCCCTCCGTGGGCTTCTACCTGTATCAGGTGGGCCTGCTGACCTTCTCGACCTCCGCACTGGCTGCCTCCGGCGCCGTTGTCTGGGGCGGTGGCGGCGTGGGCGTCGGCGCCCGGGCAATCGGCGAGTTCGCTGGCTGCCGCGTGATCATGGACCCCCTGGTGAACACCGTTGCCCCTGGCACGGCTGGTCACCAGCGCGAGTTCTACTGCTATCTCACCAAGTCGGGCACCATCCTGGAAGGTGTGCAGCAGGACCTCCGCATCGAGGCCGACCGCAACATCCTGTCCAAGCAGGACGTGCTGTCGGTCGACTACCACGGCGCCTATCACATCATGGGCACCAAGTGGAACTCGGGCTCCGACAACCCGACCAACGGCACCCTCGCCACCTCGGGCAACTGGCAAGCCACCTACGACATCGACCTGATCCCCCTGGTTCAGCTCACCGTCAACAGCCCCCTCGACACCAGCACCATCTGATAATCAGAGTGCGTGTAGACCATGCCCCACTTCGGTGGGGCTTTTTTGTTGGCGCTACACTGAAACAAAGATCTAGTAAGTAGCTGTGCCAGCGACGATCAACGCTACTTTGAGCAGCGCGTCAGCCAATAGCTACGTCACGCTTGCCGACGCCGACGCATATTTCGAAACCGTCCCCAACTCCTCCACCTGGACCGACAAAACCACCGACCAAAAAAACCGCGCCCTAATCTCGGCCACTCGCTGGATCGACAGCCTCAACTTTTACGGCGACCGCTGCGATAACGGCCAATCCCTCAAATGGCCTCGCAACAATTACCACGTCGACCGCGTGGAGCTGACCTGCACCCTTATACCGGCCGACATCAAATACGCCACCTACGAGCTGGCACGCGCCCTAGCCAACGACACTGACGCTATCACCAACACCGAAAGTGACCCCGACGAGCTCTACCAAGAGGTCACTTTGGGAGATCTCAAAGTCCGCTACAAAGACAGCAAAGTAGAAAACCCCATCAACAACATCTTCGACGTCTACCCCTGGCTCCAGTCATACCTTGGTGCCTACACAATCGGTGGCGTAGGCGGCTACCAAATCCGCATTGTGAGGGGCTGATATGAGTCTCGTCGACACCACATTCGCCGACATTCCAGCCCGCCTTTTAGCGGACTGGGGCCAAAACGTGACCTACCTCAAGGCCAATACCGCCCCCACCTATAACACCACTACCGGCCAGGTCTCTGGAGCAGACACCAGCACTACAGTCCGCGCCCTAATCTTCGAGGCTAAACCCGAAGAATTCGAAGCTTCTTACCAAACAAGCGACCTCAAAGTCATCATCGGCAACGCCGAGCTTGGAGCGTACGTCCCAAGCATCCGCGACCGCATCCAGTACACCCAAAACAGTGCGACCAAAACTGGCCGCGTCATCCAGTGCAAAACCTCCCGCGGTGAAAACCCGGTCGTCCACACCATCCTCCTGAGGCCCCAATAATGGCCCGCAACCAAGTCTGGGATGCTCTGAAAGGTTTGGATCGCGTAGCTGCTTCTACTGTTTTTGTTGGTCCTGCATTAGCTGCGGAACAAGTAGTCAAAGATTTACAAGCTAAAGGACCTGTATGGACAGGAACTTTTGCGAATTCTTGGCAGATTAGCGGACCACAAGGACAAATACGCCGTGGTTCAGGGCAAGCGGGCGCACCACAACCTGTACCTGCACCGAGTTTCACAGGTAGACAGGCTGTATCTGCTCTTGCTCGTATCGTTGCATCTACTGATAAAGTTGTCTACACGATTTCAAACTTCTCTAATTACGCAGATCAAGCTACTGATAAAGCGCCGTTTAGATACGACGATATACCTGAAGGAGGTTTACCGGATAGGTTAGACATAAGAAAAGTTCGTTACGGAATACGTCCAGAAGGGGGTACACGAGGTGAACTGACAGGTGGTAAGCCGCGGAACCGCAGCACAGCACCAAAAGACTGGTTCTCCAAGTATGTTCAAGCCGGAGAACTAGACAAAGCCATAAAAATTAGTATGGACAAAGCATTACGAGGCTTTAAGTGAACTACCAAGCTATCCGCGCCGTCTTTGAGACTCCGCTTCTAACGGCATACAACAGCCTTTCCCCCGCTGTCCCTGTCTACTTCGACAACGTCATGAACGATGGCGCCGACAGCGCCGAAGAATTCGTCGACATCAACATCCAGTTCGGCCTAACCACCGAAAACTCCCTGACCACCAGCTTGGACATGGTGCGTGGCGTCATCGTCATTCGCACGTACACCCCAAAAGGACGCGGCCCAGCTCGCAATCAAACGCTAATCAACGTGGCTACCACAGCCCTCCAAACAATCAACGCCACTCCTAAACCTGCCACCGGCGTTTACGTCCGCACTGGATCCATCGACGGCCCCAGCTTCAGCCCCGATTTCGGTGGAACAACTCCAGATCAACAATCACGCCGCGCATTTACCCCGTTCTTCATTTCACGAATCGAAGCCGGATTCCAGGCTCAAGTTATTTCTTAATACCGAACTGCACTGGAGCTAACCTGTATAAAGCCGGGCTGTGCCCGCGACACCCTTACCACTGGTACGACCAATGGCCACCGTCCTGTCGGGCACCTCCGGCGCCCTCTACTACTCCCCTGCTGGCACCACCGCAACCTTCGGTGAGACCGACGTTAATGACACGACTGATGTCATTACTGTCGCCACCTACCTGAACTTCAAAGTCGGCGACCCCGTCAAGTTCAGCGTGGTGAACACCGAAACCGGCGCCGCTGGTACGGGCACCCTTCCTGCCGGACTGACCGCAGGCACCACTTACTACGTGATCGGCTACACCGCCGCCACTGGTGCGCTGACCATTTCCGCCACCCTCGGCGGTTCCAGCGTTGCCATCACCGATAACGGCACTGCTGTTACCCCCAACGCTTTCCAGGTCAACTACGCCGCCCCGGCAGTTGTGGGCTCCGTGCGTGAGTGGAGCTTCGAAATCACACGAAGCGAGATTGATGTTACAACCATCGGCCAAGCCGTTGGTCAGTACGCCCCCTTCCGCAGCTACATCACCGGCTTCGCCGACGGCTCTGGTTCCGCCACGGTGTACACCACCGATGACGACAGCAACCTGTCCAACCGGATGATTGAGGACGTGATCCAGCGTTCTCAGTCTGGCGCGACCATGAAGCTGTACATCGACCGCGTGGTGAGCGGCGGCACCGTCAACGACACCACCAGCCGCAGCATCACTGTTCCCGTGATCCTGACTTCGGCCAGCCTGACCGTGAACCCCGACGACGGCCAAAGCGTGGAAATCGCTTTCCGCCCCAGCGAAGCCCCCACCTTCGACCTGTCCCAGTCCTGATAGGCTCTTATCCAGCCAGTTCAGCACACTACGCCCCAGCCCTAACCGGCTGGGGCTTTTTACTTTCTATTGCGCTACACTACTTCTGTCTTATTCAGCAGCTATATGCCTGCCGCGCTTCGTGCAATCGACCGCCTCCGCAAGGCAGCAAACCTGGAGCCCACCAAGAAAACCGTGGAACTGAGCGACGGTTCCACCTTCGAAATGTGGATCACCCCTCTGACCATGGCTGAGCGCGAACGCGCCCAGAAACAAGCCAAATCCGAGGACGCCACCGCTTTCGCCCTCCAACTCCTCCTGCAAAAAGCCTGCGACGAGACTGGAGCGAAGCTGTTCAGCGCCGGCGAAATCGACATCCTCAAGAACGAAGTCAAGGACAAAGACCTCCAATCTCTGATGCTGGCTGTCCTGACCGACGATTCGGAGGAGCTCGACACCAAAAGCGCTTGAGGCCGAACTCAAAAAGGACGGATACTTGCGGGTCCAGTTCCTCGTAGCAGAGAAACTGGGCCTAACACTGAGCGATCTACGCAGCCGCATGTCCGAAACAGAACTCCTGGGCTGGTACACCTACTTCAAGATCCAAGCTGACGAGGAGCAGGCAGCGTACGAAAAAGCGAAGCGCAGCCGCCGCTAACCCGGCGGCTTTTTAACGGGATAGACTGAAAACCAGATCCAGGTATCAAAAAGCGTGGCCGCCTACAACGCCGATATCCAAATCAACGTTAAGGGCGGTAATGAGGTAGACGCTTTACGGAAAAAAGTAGAAGAGCTAGCAACTAAAATAACCGATTTAACATACGCAAAAGCAGAAATAAGCCCTAAATTACTTCGGCAATCGCAATTTTTTGTAGAACAAGAACGAAGGCTTATTTCCGCCAGAAACGAATATAACGAAGGTCTAAAAGAGTCCGTGATGCTTGCTGTGCAATTCCAGCAACGCATGGAAGCTATTGCACGCTTGGCGCAACAGAGTAGAGCACAAGCCGCTAAAACTTTACAGCCGGGGCAAGCTGCCGCAGGTTTACTACCTGCACAGGCTGCGTCTACACCATTTCGCATCGCAGAAAACAAAGCCGCTCGCATTGACGAAGCTTTTGCAAAATTAAGTGCTGCAGCAGAAGGCACCACAGCCGAACTGGTACGTATAGGTAATGAAGGAAAACAGTTTAAAGCATTACCCGAAGCAGGCAAAGCTACTGTAAATTACTTTCAGATAGCGGAAAGAGTCGCTCAACAGATAGATGCACAAAACGCTAAAACAGCCCGTGTTAACCGCGCGTTAGATAAATTAGCGGCAGCAGCCGAAGGTTCAATTAGTAGCGTAGTACGTATCCCAGAAGTATTTAGTCCTAAAGGCCTGCTTGCAGGTGCGCCAGGAGTAGCAGGATTACTACCCGCGGCAGGACAAACAGGAGGACGGCCCGTCACAGGTGTAAGCGCCGCATACGAGAACCTCCTAAATGCGCAGGTCCAACAGATAAACAGAGGAAGTCGTTTCGCAGAAGCGGTGCAACGCGAAGCACTACGAAGAACAAACTTAGGGATAAGCACAGCAGATCTACCGTTAGGTGCTGTACCAGGTCAATTTGGGGTACCGTTTGCAGGTACTCCGTCTAGGGGTCCCGGTGGTTCTTC